GTGTTAAGGACTGGGATTCTAAGAGATTCCAAATCGCAGGTGGTACTGTATCTTCTGTTGCAACAGCCACAGGTGTTGTAACTATAAGTGCTAACTTCGCAACTGCTGAGCTTTCATATTGGGCTGTTGGTGAAAGTGTTTATGGTGAAGACTCAGGTGCTTACGGTGTTATCACTGCAGCTCCTACAAACGGTAACGCTGTATTCACAATTAGCCCTGTTGGTGCTATTGGTACTGGTACTGATGCAGTCTTCAAGGTTGGAGAGCGTCTATTCGTTCTTAATTCACTTCCAGGTGGAACAGCTATAACAACAGGAACACTAAGTGCTACGAGAGCTACTCGTGGTGATGAGATTGTTGAGCACTTCTACTCCGCTTGTCAAGCACTTGATGAGAAAGATGCTCCTCGTGAAGGTCGTGTAGCTGTAGTTGGCCCAGGTGCTTACTATGACTTGATTGCTTCTTCAAGAGCTATCAACACTGACTGGAACTCAGGTGGTGGTGAGAACGGCTCCTTCAAAGGAAATAAAGTTCTCAGTGTTGCTGGTTTTGATATCAGGGTATCTAATCACCTTGGTGACAACGCTTACAACTCAGCTCGTCAGGGTTACATCGGTCAAGCTAACCAAGCTGCTACAACTCGTGGTGAGCGTCCTAACTACATCAATGGTAAGGATGGTTCAGATGGTTCTGCAGCGTCAGGTACTAACGACTACTGGCAGGATGAGCAAGGTAATACTTCAAGTATTGCTAACTTGTTCGCTCTATGCTTCACAAAAGAAGCAGTCGGCACAGTGGCTCTTAAGGACTTGAACATGCAGATGACAGGTTCTGAGTACAAAGCGATGACTCAGTCCACCATGATGGTTGCTTCCTACGCAGTTGGACACGGTATACTCCGTCCTGATTGCTGTGTGAGCATCAAGCATGATGGCACAAACCGCTGGTAATTAATTCTCTAATTACGAATACAATAGGGGGAGGCGTAAGTTTCCCCTTTTTGTTTAAATATGGCAACTACTAAATTACAAGCAGTAAATACTCTTCTATCCATTATTGGAGAAGCACCAGTTAACTCACTGGTTCCTCCTTTGACTGGAGACACAAGTCTTGCTGAATCTGTTGTTAATGAGATAAGTGCAGAAGTCCAAGGTGAAGGTTGGTCTTGGAATACAATGATGTATGACTCCATACCTATAGATGCTAATGGGCATAGTACTCTTCCTAGTAATACTCTTGCTATACGGTTTAATCCAGTATCTTACCCAACCCAACGGTTTGTATTAAGAGGTATAAAGTTATTTGACCGTGTTAAGAATACTTATGATTTAAGAGGAAGTCTTGGGGTTGCTTTAACAGGTAGTACTACAGATCTTGTTGCTGAAATTGTAGAAGAATTAGAATGGGATTCTATACCTGAAACTGGTAAAAGATATATAACAATTAGAGCTGGAAGGATATTCTCTAACAGAGTTGTTACGTCAACAAGTATAGAGAGTTATACTCAAGAAGATGAGGAGAATGCTCGTCAGATATTAAAACGTACAGAGGATATGGCACAGAACTGTAACTTCATTAGTGGTCCTGATGATTTATATGATGGTCGTGTAAGAACTACTTTTGGTCCTGATATTCTCAACCGCTAATGTCTAAAGAACTTTATAGTCAGATTATTGGTCCACTAAATAAAGGAGTGAACCAACAAGCTGATAGCTTTGTACTCCCTGGTTTTGCTAACACACTTGAAAATGCTAATTGTGATCTTGTAGAAGGTCTTAAGAAAAGACTTGGATCAGTTCCTGTAAAAAGGATTGATACTCTTACTAAGAACGCAGGTGGTAATACTTTAGTAGGAACCATTAAGTGGGATGAAGCTTGGGTATACGTTTACAACAGGAGTAGTGATGAAAGGTTCATACTTATTATTGCTGATGACAGCAGGACTATTACTAAAACTGTTGAAACTACCAATAACTCTGCGGTGGTTAATATAACTTCTGGAGGTATAACTGATTTATTTATAGGTTCAGAAGTAAGTGGTACTAACATTCCTAGTGGATCAAAGATTGTTGAGATTGGTGCAGCCTCATTTACTCTAGATAAAAAGGCAACCGCAACAGGTTCTGGTATTACTGCCACTGTTGAATCTAACTACACCTTTACTGCAGGGGTATCAAATGTAGAGCCTATTAGTGGGACACTTCCTAGTGTGGTTCCTGTTGAGCAGACCTTTGCAAATATTACTAATACTAATCTTGAATATCTAAGAGGATCTGGAAGAGCTAAAGATAGATTCAGAGCAACATCATTTCAAGACTATGTTTTTATAACTAATACTCAGAAAGTTGTTACTTACGATTCCACTGAGGTTTTAACTAGATTTAATATTGGATCTATAAGCTCAGCGTATCAACCTATTAAGGCACAAGTATGGATCAAGCTAGTTGATTACAATACCGAGTACTCAGTTGATGTTGAACTAGATGATGGAGATAAGATAAGCGGTCATTACATGACTCCAACTCTTACAGACTCTAGTGGTAACTCAAACGTTATAAGTTCTAGCACTATTGCTGAGAGATTAGTAACTTACACCTCAACTATTACAGGAACTACAAGCAATGGAAGTGCCAACATTACTAGCGTTAGCACTACTTCAGGTACTGGAGATATCTTCAAAGTTCACGGTGGGGAACTTATTACTGGCACAGGTATACCATCCAATACTTTTGTTAAAGAAGGAAGCGTTGATAACACAACGGGTACTTTTACTCTTGTCAATGAAGCTGGGTCTAATGTAAACGCAACAGCTAGTGGAGCTGTAACTCTTACTCTTAAACATGGTTTAGACGATTGTGATATACATAACAAACTCACATTTGAAGTAAAAGATTCTCAAATATTAATAGGCTGTGCCAGTGCTTCTAGGTATATCAAAAGTTTTGTAGCTTCTGATGCTAGAGGTAATAGTTTAATGTCTGGTTATTCTAATCAGGTTACCTCTATTACCGATCTTCCTACTACATCTTGGGAAGGTTATACAGTACTGGTAGCTCCAGATGGTACAGCAGATAAGAGTTCTTACTATTTAAAATTTAACGCTGAAAATACCACAGTTGCTGGTACTTATGGTAGAGGTACTTGGGAAGAGTCTGGTGGTTGGGGTACTTCTGGAAAGTTAGATGACAACACAATGCCTCACGCTTTTGTTTATTACAGAAGAACAGATAATGGATTAACTAGATTCACTTTCCAACCCTTTAGTGGTAGTAACTATACAGATGGTTCCACAACAATAAAACTACCTGGATGGGTAGAGCGATTAGCTGGTGATGCTAATGAATTAGAAGGCCCATCTTTTGTAGGTTTTTCTATTAACGATATTGTGTTTTTCAAGAACCGTTTAGGTTTTATAAGCGGAGAAAACGTAATACTTAGTGAGGCTGGTTCTTACTATAACTTCTGGCAACAGTCAGCCTTACAGGTTATAGATAATGATCCTATAGATTTAACTGCTGTTAGTAATGATGTAGCTGTACTTAACTATGCTCTACAACAACAGGATGAATTAGTACTATTTTCTAATGAAAACCAGTTCAGACTCTATTCAGGAGACAACGTAACCTTTAGCCCTGAAACAGCTTCTGTAGGTAGAATTAGTTCCATCACTATGGAGTCCAAGGTTAAACCTCAACAGGTAGGACCTCAAGTAATATTTCCAGTTAGAGAGGGTGATTTCACTGGAATGCACACCTTTATCACTACAGATAGAACAGTAGGAATTAACCTTGGTCAAACTGCTGTTATTACAGAGACAATACCTAAGTACATTCCTAAGAACATAGATTCTTTAGCTGTTAGTAGGACTGATCAATATTTAGTAACTCTTAGTAGTGATGATCCTGATGCTTTATATGTATACCAATTCTTTTGGGAAGCTACTGGAGGCTCTTTAACTAACAGACAGAACGCTTGGTCTAAATGGACATTCCCTAACAAGAGTATTAGTTGGTGTGACTTTGTTGAGGGTACTCTATTTAAAATAGTGAAGTACACAGAGAACAGCACTGTTAAGTATTACCTAGAAGGTCTTAATGCTTCTAGACCTCCTCAAGCTGAAGGAGATCTATTCCTGTTAGATAGACAATTATCAAGTTCTATTACTACAGATTTAGGAGCACCAACCTTTACTTATAGCGGTCTTACTAACAAAACTACTGTTAATCTCCCCTACTACACAGTTAATCCGAGTCAGTTTGTCATCATCAAAAAGGATACCACTGATGCTAACGAGGCTGCGAAACGCTGGATCGTGGCTGCTTCTGTTCCTGCAGGGGTTAATAGTTTTGTTTGCGATAGCTTGGGAGACTTTAGTGGTGCAAACGTTTCTTGGGTCTTTGGGGAAAAGGTTACGTTCAAGTTTACTCCGCCTCAGCTCATGCCCTATTCAAAAACTGCGACGGATAACACTTTTATCGGTAATCGTACTGGTCGCCTTCAGTTACGATATTTGGATGTTTACTACAATGATGCTAGATACTTCACTGTTGATGTGACTCCAGACTTTAGGGATAAGAAGACTTATGAGTTTGATAGAAGAGATCCTCTCAATGCGAACATAGTATTGAGTCAAACCTCTAGTTTTGATGAGTCAAAATTTAGAGCTTATATCCAAAGTAAGAACGATCAAGTTACAGTAGAAGTAGTAAACGACAGTATTGATCAAGCCAAGTTTGTTGCTTTAGAGTGGACAGGCTTGTATTTTGATGTAGCGAGGAAGTATAGCTAATGGTAAGTTCAATTCACACACCAGCTTTTGGTTCAGCTTATAATCAAAGTTTGGATCTGAGCAAAGTTAACTGGTCAACAGTCGCTAACACAACATCAACAACACCACCTGTTCAAAGTAAAGCTGGTCAAGACTTTATGAGTCCAGGAATGAGTGCAATGCTCACTGGTGGTTTAGAAATAGCAAAGCTTTACTATAGTGGTCAGATATCTAAGTACGAAACTCAACGTAAAAACGCTGTAGCTGAGCAACAGTATTACAGAGCTATTCTTAATAAGGAGAAAGAGAATCACCGCAACTATGAAGTTGATTTAAGGAATTGGCATAGAGATGCTGATTGGGTAGAAATGAGAAGACAGTATGAACAAAAGCGTAAGGATCTCCAAGCGGCTTACAAAGGAGAAGCAACTATAGCTGCTACTCAAAACTTTGAAAGGATGATTGCTAATATTGAAGGGAGATT